GAAAGATATCTGATGACTGAGAAATCAGTGCAACAGAATATTCTTGTGGCGCATTCAGTGGTGGCTCCATCGTTATTTGGTATTGCTCCGAATGGATCTTTCAATGCAGCTGAGACAGCTGATCTATTTGAGATCTATAAAAAGACATATGTCGAAGCCCGACAAAAACAGATTGAATGGATGCTAAACTATATGAGCAAGCTATCAGGATCACTGGGAGTGCTGAAGCTGGCTGATGTGAAGCCGATAGGGGTGCTTGAGGCAGCTCCATCTGCTCAGCCTTCGGCAGCTCCTGTAGATACTCAGGCACCTGAGGCAGTAGATGTGGCTAAGAGCGCACTCAATGGAGCGCAGATTGCATCACTTGTTGAGATTGTAGCGAACATGAAGCAAGGAATACTCACAGCAGACTCTGCTTTGCAGATAGTCCTGGCATCATTCCCTACTATTGATGAGGCTCAAGCTCGCAAAATTGTGGGTTTGCCGGTATCAATGGTACAAAGCTGCGATCATAAACACGAATTCAGCTCTGATGAGATTGGAATATTCTCTGAATATGGCCTTGATGCAAGTGAATACAAGGTAATTAAGAGTGAGATCATTGAATGGGATACCCCAGCAGATGAGGTATTCAAACGTGAGGAGATGATGTTTGCCACTATCGGAGAGCTTCAGCTAATCTTGAATGACCTGGATAAGAATATCATATCAATGCTTGCCAATGGTGAGGATTCAACAGCCATTGCACAGGCTACAGGAACCACTATTGAGCAGATCGCGCAGAGTATTGCCAAGCTGACTGAGTTAGGAATCTATGCAGAGGGGCAGATCAATGACTTGGGAAAGCAAGTGACTGAGCAGAAGCCTGCGCCGGTGGATCGATTTCAGGTAGTGTACAGCTATCAAGAAAGACCAGGTGTTCCTCCGGTGATCACTAAGAGCAGAGACTTTTGTCTGCGTTTATTAGGACTCAATAGACTATATACTCGGGATGACATCAACAGCATCAGCTCCAGGGTGGACAGAGATGTATGGAGATACAGAGGTGGCTGGTATACGAATCCAGATACAGGCGCATCAACTCCGTACTGTAGACATATTTGGGTGCAACAACTTGTAATAAAGAAATAATGAACTACCTACTATCAGTCGAAAACCTAAAGAAGCTCGGACTCATCCATAGCAATACGGATACTAAGATTCTGAGCGTATGCATCAAGAGATCCCAGGATATGCATTTGCAGCCTGCTCTTGGGACTCCACTATACAAGGCTCTACTCACTCGCGTTGAAACAAGCACATGGACTCAGGACTACCTGGATCTGATGAATAACTACGTGGTGCCTTGTTTGGTAGCATTCGTTGACTACAGAGCAGCGCAGCTATTAAATGAGAAGCTGACCAATAAAGCTGTGGGCCGACAGGATGACGAGACAATGACTCCGAACACTGATGAGCAGACTGCTAATCTTCGCAACATGCTGAGAAAAGATGCGTATTTTTACAAAGAGCGTTTGATCGGTTATCTGAAGGATGACAATGGGACCAAGTATCCAGAGTATATCATCTGCTGTGATACCGATGAATGCAATGAATCAGTAAGAAAGGACCATACAGGATATAAGCCTATCAATTGGATAGTATGAAGCAGTTCAAAGCAACAAAGAAACAGATCGACAAACTGAAAGAATACCTAAATGGAAAAGACACTAAATCAAATAATGGCCGAGCTGAAGGTGATCGCAGATCAACACAGGCAGTTAAACGGTAGTTTTTTTCAGGGTGAATTCTTAGATGCCATCTCCAGAGATGCTGCATTGTATCCACTTTGTGTGGCTACAGTTCAGCCTGGAGGAATGGGTGCCGGGTATGTCAGAGTAAATATCGGGATCACTATCTGCGACAAGTACAATCATTCAGAGTATAGACAGATCAATGAGGTCCATTCGGACTGCTTGCTGATCTGTAATGATATCAAAACAACGCTGCAACAGTACAGATGGACTGAGTTTGCTGATGTCACCACAGAGATATCCACAGATCCATTCATCAACAGAGGGCAGGATATGGTCGCAGGATGGACAATGCTGCTATCATTGAACGTATTTGATGCAGAGAATTGGTGTGATATTCCATTTGATAACTACGATTTTGAGAATGGAACTCCTCCAGAGACTGGATGCGGAGATCTTACAACGACATACAACGTATACGTCAATGGAGTTCTTGAGGATACATTCACTCAGAATACAACAGAAAATAATATAATCAATATAACACTAAGCTAATGGCAACTACGGATATCAACATAACGAACACAGCTCAAGATCTACAATCAGTGACTGATGAGGGTGCAATCACTACAAATACAATATCAGTGGGGGATTTGTCTGGGCTATACTCCGAGATATCAGGATCATCTATAGGAACTGCCAGCGTTCCGAATGGCACATATGCATATATGTCCCAAGAAGGTACTGTAGGTATGAATAATGGAGATGTAGAATCAGCATTTAAAAACACCAATGTAACTGCTGGCAACAATGTGGTGCTAGAATTCCCTGACAAGATATCAGGCAGTTATACAATAGCTACAACTGATGATATTCCAGCAGCACAGATTCAATCAGATTGGAATCAAACTGATAATGCAGAGCCTGATTACATCAAAAATAAACCAACAATACCTGGATCTGTGGTATCAGGACTGTTTGCTCAGACTGCAAACAGCACTACAATCACAGCTACAACATCAGAACTCACATTGATTGATGGGGGAGTGGGTAGCTTATCGGTTCCTGCAAATGGCTTTGCTGTGGGTGATAGCTTCCGCGTTGATATGGGTGGAGTGATGAGCGCACAGAACAATAATACGATCCGCATCAGATTGAAAGCTGGATCTGTGAACCTTGGTGATTCAGGTCCATTGACAATGCCATCAATTACCAATCAGGTTTGGATGCTATCGGTTAATTTTACAATTAGATCCATCGGAGCTGCTGGTACTGCTTCCATTGTGGCATTGGCTCAGTTCCATATTTTGAAATTAGCATCCGGAACACAGCAAGGATTTGCCTGGAATACTGTGAACAGTACTACATTTAATACTACTATCAGCAATACATTAAACATCACTGCTCAATTCAGCAGCAATAATGCAAATAACAGTATCTATTCTGACATATTCACACTAAATAAAACTTATTAACACTACGTATTTCTACTGAAACAAGAATCCATATTATAGTATGGATCCTATTAAGATGACAGAATTCACAAAGAAATATGGTAGCATGTTCCTGATGTGGTGTGCCATTGCTTTTTTATACACTGAGCTATCCGAAACAAAAGAGGATCTCGCAGAGGTGCAAAGCAAACTGTATTCATGCCTTGAGATCAGAGCGAATACATCAAAAAATTTGAACACAAACCAACAGATCCCAGACAGATGCCTGGCAGATCTACCAAAGAAACTCAAATATGAAATTAAAGGAATTGAAAAACAGATGGAAGGCTGAGACTCCTAAGTTCTGGAAGAAAGTTCAGAAGATATCCATCGCTGCTGGAGTGATTGGAGGTGCTATTATTGCAGCTCCTGTGGCATTGCCTGCTGCTTTGGTAACTGTCGGAGGGTATTTGGTAGCTGTTGGATCTGTAGGTGCTACATTGGCACAACTAACAAAGGAGTGATATGGGATACGATTGGCTCAAAGAGGAGAAATCACCAAAGATTCTGGTAGAAGCTGTAAAGCATATCGGAGTGAAGGAGATTGTCGGGAAACAACACAATCCAAAGATTATGCAATGGGCTGAAGATTTGGGCGTATCCTGGTATACAAATGACGAGATTCCTTGGTGTGGTTTATTTGTTGCACATTGTGCTAAATCAGCAGGAGTGCAAGTAGTAAAATCACCTTTGAGAGCATTGTCTTGGGCTGAATACGGAACTGCTGTAGATGATCCTATGCTTGGTGACATCTTGACATTCAAAAGAGATGGAGGAGGTCACGTAGGAATCTATGTTGGCGAAGACGATGATCACTATCATGTGCTTGGTGGTAATCAAAGTAATTCTGTTAACGTAACCAGGATAGTAAAATCTCGTTTATATAAAGCAAGAAGGACAGCTTGGAAAGTAGCACAGCCATCTAATGTGAGGAAAGTTTATCTGGAGGCAAAAGGAACTGTTAGCACAAACGAGGCATGAGGTTTCTTTGGCTATATATAAAGTGGATTAATAAAGAAATAAGCAAAACGCAAATCTATTGCGGTAGACCTACAAGCATATGAAGATATTAGATTCAAATGAATTCTTACTCGGTACAATTTACGGATTGATTCTGGGAATATTAATAGGTGCAGGAATTGTAGTCTATTTAATAGAAATATAGTATATTTGGTACTTTGTACAAGCCTGTTGCCGGGTGAATTTGATCATAGTGTTAGGGCCTCTCAGAAATGAGGGGCTTTTTTTATTGTTAAAATGTGTTGATATTTTTTTGCATATATGAAAATATGTAGTATCATTGTAAAAAATTAACACGATGAAAAACAAATTTGAACAACTGGAGAAACTGGAGATCCTCAGAGAGCAGACATGGGATCAGCTCAATGATCTCAATGATGAGTACAACAGATTACTCGGTCTACATGAGGCATGGGTAGTGCCAATGTGTGGCAGAGCAGAAATGTTGGAAAGTCAGTACAAGATCAGCAATGCAAAGGATCAGGTAAAAATGATGATCAAAACCTATGCGGTAATTGTTGGCGAAATTCAAAGGATATGTCTGGGTCAGTAATGTGCAATGAATGCTCAGGACAGGGATACGTTGAGATTGGTCCCGATTGTGATCGCCCAGCATCAATGTGCTGCGGAGGATGTTTTAAGAAAGTAGAATGTAATGAATGCAACGGCAAAGGCTATGAGAAACAAGAAACAGAAAACGAAGATGGAGAATAGATTCACTCCATTCCAGATACCGGTAAG